TCTTAGTCTCTTGTATGTTAATTTCATTTTTAGACATCTGTATATTAAATTTATCATCTTCAAACTCAATTGAATGAGTATATGACTTATTGTAATCAAGTTTTAATATAGCAACTTTCTTTTCATCTTTTTGAGAGTATAAGCAAATTGCTAAGTCGCAAGATTCTAATGTAGCATTCAATTTCATAACATCAAATAAATAAGCTGCAATCTCTTTAGAGTTATTTAAAAATGAACTTTCATCATAAATAATTTGTTCACAACACTTCTTAATTAGATTGTTACTATAGTCATTAAATACTGCTGTTCTGATGTCATTATCTCTTGATACTTTGCTTATTTTCTTTTGAAAAAATAGGTCCATATCTTGACTAACTCTACCTTCAAAATCATTTAGTATTGGTGTATCGCTGTTCTTATCTAAAACATGTATTATAAATTTGTGTATTATCATAATTTCACCCCTTATAAATTTTTAAAGCGTTCTATAATCTTCTCGCTTATAGTATTTTTTATAACTTCGTCTACCTTATCTATAGTTATTAGTACTATATTTTCATCTTTAGCCAATGCCTTTGCTTTCTTTCTTAAAGCTTCTTTACTTCCATATGTATAATGTATTTTTCTATTTTCTAACGATAATCCTATTTGCCATCTCAATACATACTTTGACATTTGTTCCATCCCCTATTTTAATAATCTTCTCCATTTGTTAAATCATAATCTTCTATATCATTTCCTAAATCCAAAATTATTTTTGACCCATGAGCAAATATTTTAAATAGCAAATCTCCAAAATTATCAAATCCACTCATTATATCTTTAGATGATATTTCTTTATTCTCGTATCTATATGATGCAATAGTTCCATCTTTTCTCAACAATATGGAGTGTTCGCATCTGTATTTACTTTTATTTGGTTCTTTATCAATTTCAATCCATCCCGAACCATATTTATTTTCATCAAGAATAAATGTTATGCAATCTTCATAGCCTTCATATTCATCAATATCATATTTATCCATTTTTAATATTTCCAACAATTCGCTCATTTTATATTCTTTTTCAGCACCTACAAGCATGTTATCTAAATTTCTTTTTAAGTGTTCAATAGCTTCTACCTTCATTGTCATATCAATCTTTTCTTTTACTGTAGTTGCTACGAGCACATTATATTTTTGTATATCTAATTTATCTAAATTTATATTTATATTTTCACTTAGATGTTTTTCAATTTTTTTACTAAAATCACCCCAATTTCCAAAAACCTCATTCACAACTCTTTTTATTGTTTCTGCCAATTGTTTTTTAACTACTTCCTCTACAAAGCCATTTTCCTCTAACTCTACTAGTGCATCATTCATAATTTTATTTAAATCCATTATATTATTCCCCTCTCTATTTTCATTTTTGAGAGTCACAAAACACTTCAACAATAATTTATACCAAAAGACATTTTGCAACTCTCTAAACTGTCTTAATTAGATATTTTCACTTATATTTCTTCTAACATTTCCTCGAGTTTATTTTTTAATAAATCATATTTTTCTTTAGTTTCTAAATCTAATATTCTAACTCTTCCTCGCTCTGCTATAATAGCTATATTTGAACTTTCACATATCATCTGTATATAATTTACAGAAGCATTTATAATTTCTAATCTATCATCCATTCTTATACACCTCTTTTATTGTCGCAATTTTCACACTCTTTTAGATTCAATCTATACTCATAAACTCTACCAGCTATAAAACTTCCTATTATAAGCATTGTAATAGCTAATATATTCATTTTTCTAACATCCCCTCACACTCATACCTACTTAATATTTTTATAGCTATATCAATAGCTTTATTAACAGAACACTTTTTCTTATTTAATATCTTTTCAGCTAACTTAATTACTTGTTCCACATTTGCTAATACCATCTGTCGCTCCTTGAATATACTCTGCTTTCCAACCATCCTCAGTTGATTTATTTTCTCTAGCTAAATAACTTGCATAGCTACGACTAACCTTTATATATCTACTTGCTTCTTCAGCACTCTTAAGAATCTTTACCTCTCCAGTATTTATATTGAAAATTTTTATAATTTTTCCTGGTCCACCACGATTTGTAGTTTTTATTTCTGAATCTTCATATTTTATTTGTTTCTCAATTTCATTTTTTATTTTTTCATTTCTCTTTCTTATTGCTCTTAAATTAAGTTCAAACATATCTTCTATATCAATAGTTTTTTCTAAAAACGTTCCTGCATCCATCCAAATTTTAGCCATTTTATTACATCTCCCTTATTAAAATACCTAACATTTTATATTGCATTATTTTTGCTACAACTGCTGATAAATGCAATATCTTAAGCCACAACATTTCTCTTTGTAGATACTCCCATCCAGATACTATTTCAAAAGTAGCTTTACCTTCATATTTTACTCTCTCAAACGGATTGTCTATTTCTGTACTCTCGAACATTACTTCTCCAATTCTTGTATCATTTATCTCAAAACTTCCCTTATCACATTCCAAGAAAAGTTTCTTACACTCATGTTTCACTTTTAGACCTCCAACACTTTAGGTTTCCTTATCTTTTCTAACATCTCAGGATTTTCATATATATTGCCAATAACTTTAACCACTGCAATTTCATGAAATAACCCAACGCATTCTCCTAGCACTTCATTATCTATTACAAAGAAACCTTCTTCAAATTTTACCTCTCCTATAAATTCTTCAAATGATAAGATGTATGAAACAATATCACCCTCATAGATTTCTTTTCTAATACAATCCTTCAAACCTGTGTATATCATAACCTCAAAATTTTCATTGCTTGTTGGTAAATAAACACCACTATAAACCCACTCTCTAAGCAAATTTTTAGAATAGCACACCATTTCATCATAACTATACATTTCTTTACCATTTTTATTCCATTCTCTAAATTTTAACTCCATCTTTCATCCCTCCAATATTTTAACTTCCTACTCCAAACTTCTCTTTTTGGCTTTTCTTAATAATGTCATCAAGCTCATTCTCTGAATACTTAGTAAATGTTTGTTCAAAGTTAGCAAACTTATTTTTACTCACATGGTTATTAACTACTTTTTTTGTTTTCTTATTTTCTTGCTGTAATCTATATGATTCCAGTTGCTCATATGTAGTAATATTTGCATCCTTCCATTTTTTAAGGATACCTTTTAAGTATGCTAGATTCATATTCATCTTTTCAGCACATATCTCTATAGCTCTTTTAAATACTCTTATATCTACTTCATTAGATACTTCTAATAACCATTCAGCTGTAACTGGATATATTACTCCTATATTTTCTTCATACAGCTTCTTAAATTCTTTTAAAAAGTTATCCACAGGTTGCTTTACTATATACATATTATTAATACTGTTACTATTAATACTGTTACTATTAGTGTCCATATTTTCCGTGTCCGGCTGAGTCGTGTCCGGAAAAGTAGGACATGGTTCCATGTCTACATTTTTAGGATACGGTTCCGTGTCTTGCTTTTTAGTACATGGCTTTTTCTTCTTTTTCTCCTCTTTTAAACCTCTCTTAGAAATACATTCATCTATATAAGTTCTATCAAATACTATTTCATATATATTGTTTTGCATCTTGCCTTGTTTGGATTTATTCTTATGAACCCTTATATAGCCACTCATCTCTAGCTCTTTTTTGTACTTTGTAAATGTGTCTTTTGATATATCTAGTTCATAACAAATTAAATCCCTAGATGGAAAACATGTTCCATCATTCCCTGCAAAACTAGTTAGATATGAATACAGCATTCTAGCGCCAACTGTCAACCACCTATCTCTTGCTATTATTCTTGGCATAAGACCGTATCCACCACTTAATATATTTAATTTCTCTATAACTGACTTATCTTCATTCAAGGTGCCTCACCTACTTAATCAACATTTATAGCTTCTTCCACACTAACTTTACCATCCATATTTTCTTTTACTTCGAAATCAACTTCTAAACTTTCGCTTTCATCTACGACCATGCTCATATCTTCATCTATTTCAGATTTTATTGTTTCATCACCTACCATAGCTTTTTGTAATTCTATACTAAGTGGTGCATATTTTAATAACTGTTTTATAACTGTCTTTTTAGCCATTGAATCAAAATCTGTTTGCCATGGTCCACTACTATAACTTTTACTTTTACTCTTTGCAAATTCTATAATTTCCTCTTTAGTCATAAAAGAAAAACTATGTCCTCCTGTATCCAAATGATATACTGCATAATATCCAATTATTTCCCCTCTATCACCATTTAATTTAGGTTCATGAACTAAGTCTTGATGAAGCCCATATTTAATCTCAAATTTATCGTTTTCTCTTATTTTATGAGCATATATAGTTTTTATCTTTCCACTTCTTTGTGCTAATTCTAAAAGACCTTTATACCCAATTTGGAATTGCACTTTATTTCCATATGGTATCAAATATGCTTGACCTAAAGGCGTATTAGGCTCAAGACCTAATTGAGCTGATTCCATCATTGCTGCTATAAAACTCATAGGTTCACATGATTGTAACCTTGGATTATTACTAAAAGCTGTTAGGGCAACTCTTTGAAATCTCTCGCTTGAAACCATACTAGGTAAAGCTTTTTTTATCTGACTTGCCATTTTATTCATAAGTTGCTCCATACCTTTACTTGGACTTACCTTGACTGTATTTGCTCCTGAAACTTTCTTTTCTAATGCTCCTTTTGCTTTTTCACTAGCCATATATATTACCCCCTATTTTATTTTGAATGTTCTGTATGAACTTATATTTGTATATTTTTCTGCTATATCAGGCATTTCTTCTCTTAATCTCTTGGTATCAATGGACCTTTTAGTAGCTCCTTTCCAAGTTATTATTCTTCCGCCTAATGTAGCTAACTCAAACTCTCTCATTTCACTTTGTATTTCTTGTTCTATTAGCTGTTTCTCTCCTTTTAGTTCTTTCATTTGTAAAACTATATCATCATATCTTTTTAACTTTGATATACCATCTTCAAGTAGATTTAGTTCTATTTTCTCTTTTACTGAGTTTTTATACCTTGTTTTCAGAAACTCACTATAAGCATCTGAACCATCAGGAATTGGTAAAATGTCTTTTAATACATTTTCTTCCCAAAATTCACTCTCTATTTTCATTAGATTTTTAATTACTTCATTATCCCTATTTATCTTGTGCCATACAAACTTTTCATTTCCAAGAAGTGCTGCTATATAACAATGTGTAGCTCCTGTGACAGCCATATAGTGTAAGCATTGTATTTCATAATGAAGTGGAACTCCATTTTCCCATTCTTTTATAGAAAAACTATTTGTTGTCTTACATTCTAAAAATGCTTTTTCTCCTACTATAGCTCTGTCTATATTAGCTATTGCAAAAGGATACTTTTCATTTTTCAACATTCCATTTACATTACGGACCTTAAGACCAGTTTCTTCTGTAAAAAGTTCTGCAACTAATCCTTCTAATCTATTGCCTAATTCCATTCTGAAACTTTTAGTTTCTATTGGTATTTCTTCTTTCTTTTCTATATATACTTGAACAGAAGTTTTTCAGGGATTTAATCCTGCTACTGCTGATGCATCACTACCCCCTATTCCTAATTGTCTATTTTTAAGCCAATCAATTTTATCTATGTTCTTAGTATCAGTTACTATAAAAGCATCTAAATATTTTCTACGACTTGAAATTTTATTCATTTTATGGTATCCTCCTAAATAAGTTGAATTTTTTGTATGTGTTGGTTACTTTGACCAGCACTTTTTTTATTGAAATAATCCTGCTAAACATATTGCAAATAAACCTACCATTTTATTTCCTCCTAAGATAAAATTTTAATCTCATAATCACCATCTTGAATATCTTCTGTTATTAAGGCTTGATACTCCATACAGCCTCTACCTTCATCAAAGTATGCTAAATTTAATTCTTTTTCTGTTGCTACTACTACTATACAATCAATTTCAAAACCAAATCTTTTGCAATTTACTTTTACTGCATTTCCTACTTTAATTGTTTGTAAATCAAATTCTTTTACCAATTCAACCATTATTTGACCTCCTTATTTTCTATTTCTTTTATGTAATCCCAAAGTATTTGTAATATTAAAGAATTTTTTGACATTCCTCTTTCTTCTGCTATTAATATTAATTTTGTATTTAAATCATATGGGATTCTTAATCCAGTTCTTACTCTATTTGCCAACATAATTTCCTCCTGTACTGTTATCTATGTGTTGCCTATCTTTAATACAAAGTATAACACTTTATTATTATGTTGTCTATATGTTGCCTATATATTTTTTGTATTTATTTTTGTGATATAATTGTTGCCAAATAGACTACACAAAGGAGTTGATATTATGGCTAAAATGGGTACATATAAAAATCCTCATTTTGCAATTAGAATACCAAAAGAAAAACTTGATAAACTTAAATATATAGCTGAGTACAATGCTCGTTCAGCTAATAAAGAAATAGAATTTCTTGTTACTAAACATATAGAAATGTTTGAAAAAGAACATGGTTCTATACATTTGGGTTCTGAATAAATTCTTGTAATATGCTTAATAAAATACTATTAAAACTTCTTCCTTTTTTACTCGCCTGCTTTTCTAATTTTTCTTTAAGTTCTTTAGGCAGGCGTATTGTTGTCTGCTCTCTTTGCATCTAATCACCTTTTTCTTTAATTATTTATAGCTTACTTTATTTTTAAATGTGTTGGTAAATACAAGTTAACTACCTCTATATCTCTTGTTAATGTACTTCTTTTAACTTTCTTATCTTTATTAAACTTCTTACTACCTCTCTGCTCATCATAGTATGTAATTCTAAATAACACTTTGTCTTGTTCTACCTTATAAACTTTGTTTTTATAAATTATTTTCATGCAATTACCCCTTTGTTGTATTTTTTAAGACTTTCAAAACTTGCTTTCTTATTATATTGCTTACAAAACTGTACATAAGCTATTAACACCTTTACACTCAACTAAATCACCCCCTCTCTAAGTTCTTTCATTTCTCTAAGCATTTCTTTGATGTTTTTTCCTTGATTTCTAGTTATAAAATCATCTAATTCATAACTAGAAACTTTAGTTGCCCCTATATCAACTGACTTCAAAAGTCCATTTTTTATTAACTCATATCCAAATACTTTATCTATTTTCAATCTTTTACTTGCTTCTTCAACAGACATAAGATAATCGGGATAACCTTTACTTATAACAATTGTTAATTCTTTTGGTTCCAACAATTCTATTTTCGAAGTTTCATTTAAGTATTTTGAGATTTTATTTTTATAGTTGTTTAAATTCATTTCTACAACTTTACGAATACCTTCTGAAAAACAAATTGATATATTATCCAGGTCATTAAAACTTTTATCTTCTTGTTTATCTAAATTAAAGTTAGATATATTACCCAATTTCTTCACCACCATTTCAAGAATATTCTGTATTTATTACTTATCAAGAAAGTTATAAAATAGAGCATCAAGCATACATAACAAATGACTATCTTTATCTATTGTCAATACTGCCTCTTCTTTTATGTAAAACTTAATTAAATCTTCATCTAAACAATGCGTTATACAAGAATTGTCCTCACCACTTATTAACATTCCAACTTCTTTTAACACACCTTGTTTATTTTTAATTTGAACCTCTGCTATTTCATCAAGAGTATTTTTTATACCATAAAATATGTCTTCGCTCATTGTCACTACCTCCATAGTTTTTAATTTTAAAAGTTCTAACTTAACATTGATATTTGTTTGCTACTTTTAAATTTATTAATGAAATAAACCTGACCCTTTCCAGTAATTTTCGGTGTTTTAGTTACACTTATATATCCATTTGGGTGAACTCTTGTGCCTTCTTTAGTTTCTATAACTCCCAAATTCACACTTTTTTGAGTTGGTGTATTATAATCCTCACCTTTACGTTTTATTAAGTAACCATTATCTCTAAGCCATGCGAATAATCTTTTCTCGCCTGTATCAATACCATTTTGTTTAAGTAGCTTTGCAAGTTCTCCAACTAATATAGAGTCATTAGAAGATGCTACTGAATCAGCAAATAATACTTTTGGTTGTTGTAACTGGATTACCTTATCTTTTTCCTCGATTTCTCTACTTTTCTTTTCTATTGTTTTATTTGCTACAATTAATGCTCTAGCCATAACCTTTTCGGGACTATTCCAGTCTTTTTCAATTTGTAGAAAATACTTTCTAGCTTGTTTTCCTTTTTCATTACGTTGTATCATAGCTATTTCTTTTGCCATATCTAACTTAATTACATGGTCTATATATTCAGTTTCATTACCTTGAGCTGTTACTTTTTTTTGAGTAATAGATATAAAATCTTCATTTTCTACAAATCCATAACCAATCATTCTATTAAACCAATCATTGTATCTACTTCCAACCTCTAAAAACTCATGTAAATCTCTTGCACTTAATATTTGTTCTTGTTTTTCGTTAACTTCTACCTTTATAAGACCTTCATTCTTAATTACACTTAAATTATTCATGTTTTTTTGCCTCCTCGCTCTCGACTTCTTGTATATAATCCCAAAGTATGTGTAGTATTAATGAGTTCATAGAGCTTCCTTCTATTGATGCTCTATTTTTAATTTTTTTAAGCAATGGTGCTGGTAATCTAAATGTAAATCTAACTCTTTCGTTTGTCATATTTTTGACGTCAACTCCTTTCTTGTTTTAATAATAACACGTCATATATTTGACGTCAAGCATTTTTATTGACTTTCTTCATTAATTATTTTATTATTAAAGTGTCATAAAGACGTCAAATTTTATGTGAGGAATGATAAATATGTCTAATAAAGATATTTATACTCGTGAAGAGGATAAAAGATTTACACTAAGAATTAATAAACTTCTTTTTGAAAAAATTGAACAACTTGCACAAAAAGATAAACGTTCTATAGGTAGAGAAATTGAATTTATTCTTGAGAAATATTTTGAAGATAATCCTTTAGAATAAAAATTATCATATCTTTTAATGTATATCCTTTAGTTTTTGCCTGTTTTAGAAGCTTTTTTTTAAGTTCTCTAGGCAGGCGTATTGTTGTTTGCTCTATTTCCATCTAATCACCTCTTTTGAATATTCTATATTTAACTTCCAAAGTGTTATTTTGATTTGGGGAGTTGGTATTTCACCTACCCCTTCTATTTATTATTTAAAAAAAGTATTACTAAATACAATTCCTAAAAAATAAAAGATTCCAATTAAAATTCCTCTAATGAATATTTCTTTTTCTTTATTTTTCATATACTTGCTCCTTTAAAAATTTTATATTTAGTTTTCAAAGTGCTTTTCTTTCAATCTTTTTGTTTTCATTTTGCTAACTTTCTCTATAAAAAATTTCCTCTATTGTTATTTCTGGTACTCTTTTTTTTATGCAATTATATATGTTAAACATTTCTGCTTGAGTAAACTCTCTAGCTCCCTTTTCTTTCATATAATATGATGTCAGACACATGTTAGCAACAGTTGCCATTTCTTTTTGTGACATCTCCATAAACTTTCTATATCTAGCAAGATTGTTAACCATTTTATCACCTCTCTTTGTTTTCATTTTGTTAACTTAATTATAGTTAACATTTTGCTAACTGTCAATAGCTTTTTATGAATTTTTTAATAAAAATATACATTTCGCTAACAACAGTTATCATTTTGCTAATAACATGTTATCATTTAGTTAATTATAAAAAACGGAAGGTGAATAACATGACTAATACATTTGGAAATAGGTTAAAAGATTTAAGAACTGAAAAAAGAATAACAGGTGAAGAATTTGGAAAAATATTAAATGTTACAAAGGTAGCTGTAAGTAACTGGGAAAGCGACAGAAGATTTCCAGACCAAAACACATTGAAAAAAATAGCTGACTATTTTGATGTATCAATAGATTATTTATTGGGTAGAAGTAATATTAGATATATTGCTGATAATAAAAAAAATGTTACTACAAACAATACAACCCTTGAGTTAATAGAAAATTTAAATACTAATGAAAAAGTAAGAGAACTTATGAAAAAGATATATTCACTTAATGATGATGATAGAAATGCCATAGAAAAAATAATTGATAATGCTTACTTAATAACAAGTAAAGAAGAAGAAAATTAATTTTCTTCTTCTTTTTCTAACTCTTTAAATAAGTTTTCAAAAAACTCAACATTTAATTCTAACAATAATTCTAATTCTATCATAGTTTTTTTAATTCTTTCTTCTTTTCTAGTGTAATTGTTTAATTCTTTCATATATACCATCCCCTGCAATATTATTACTTGTAATATGTACTTTACTTTGTAACAAATTCGAATAATTTTTTATCACATCCCCCTCCACAAAACTTATGTTCGTAATCCAAATAGAAGCTATCCTGTTTTTAAATATATCTTATACATACTTATATTTTGTAATATTTAATCTATAAATTTATTATATACACCTATAAATATCTCTGCAACTTGCATATTTTATTTTTATTTACTCGTTTTAATTTTGATTTTAAAAATATTTTCTTTATGTTTCTTTATGTTTCTTTATGTTTCTTTGTTTTCATTTACATTTATTAATTTGTATTCGTTATTTTAAAATATATTTTTTTTATTACAATTTATTACATTTTTCACAATTTATTAAATACTTAATTCTAACATAAATTTTTTACCTTTTAATTTTTCTCTAGCTAGATAGAGTTATTTCTTACTTATATTTTAGCACAAATTTCCAACAAAAAAATCGACTAATAGGAAACTTTTCCCCACAAAAATGCACATAATATAATTATCTGAATTTACTAAAAAATAAATTAAAAGGTGATTTAAATTTATGTTAAGACAACTGAGAAAAATGAGACATTTAACACAATTAGAACTTGCAGAAAAAATTAACTATCACAAAAGTTATATTTCTAAGCTAGAAAAGGGCGATTATAAAAATGTTACTGTTACTACAATAGTTGATTTGGCGATTGGTTTAGAAGTTAATTATTTAGTTATAGCAGCTATATTTATATTGGAAGAATTAAAAAGAAGAAAAGAAAAAAATAGACTAGCTAAACACTAGTCTATTTCTATGTTGTTAATAATTTACAATCTGCATAATTATTTAAATCTAGTTATACTTATTATTGCTTTATTAGTTTTTATAATTATTAAATTTTAACACTATTAATATAATAAATTCAAACTATTGCACACACGCATAGCTTCATTGTTCATTTGAATAAGTCGATTTAAAACTTTTTCGTTTTCTAAAGCTTCTACAGAAGGGTCACCATCTATCTCAAAATAAAGTGTTTTATTTTTTGTTGTTCCCATATAGACTAACTCATCTTCTGAGTCATGTACATATCCTTTTTTAAAAACATATATAGTAAAAAGATTATCATATACTTTACCATTTTCTATATAATCAAAATCTATATTTGCCTCTGAACCGTTATAATTTGAGCCTTTTGATACATTAATTTTATATTTACCATCCCAATTTTTTGGTATTCTTAAACTAAATCCATATTCACTATTTTTATAAATAGTATCTGAGCTATCAAAGCTATATAATCTTTGATATGGTACACCACCAGAAAAATTATCATTGACTTCATTATAAGTGTAAAACCAAATTTCATTACTATTCTCTGATTTTATAACGTGTTTCCAATCTCCATCTTGATAATGTACATTTATTTTAATACTTTTCTCTTTTTCATTTATAGATAATATGTCATAACGATTCCCACCTATTGTATTGTCTGTTATACCAAATGTTGAATATCCATTATAGCTTTCATCATTCCAAACACCTAAAATATCTCTTAATACCTTTGAATTTGAATTTAAACATTGTTGTTTAATTTCTTCAGATAAATTACCTATTGTTGTTATCTTAGTTGCATCTTTTAAAGCTTCTTTACTACTTCCATAATCAACTAAAACTATTGGAATATTTTTAGCTATTGTAGAGCCAACAAGAGCATACACTAAATCTGTTCCACTAGCTATATAAAATTCTTTGGCTCCATTATAGAATTTATTTACTATTTTTTTATTAGTATCATATCTATCTACTCCACCCAATCGAGTTGAATTAGTATCATTTACTAAACTATCACTCATTGATGAAGTGCCACCTATTGCATAACTTTCTATACCAGTTGTATTAAATGGAACACTTTTTCCATCAGTTAATACTATAGCTGCTTTATCTCTAACTGCTACAGGTGCAGCACTCATAGCATCTGGCTCACCTTTGAAAGCGTTAGTTAATATTACTTTATTTACTTTATTAATGGAATTTATTTCTTTTGCTACATTATAACTTGTCTTAATCCTATCATTACCTTGAAGCCTTCTAGTCTCTATTCCTTTATCTTTTAGAAAAGTTTCTGTTGCTTTATCAATGGAACTTTCTCCTCCTATTATGTATACCTTTTTAGCTTTCTCTACTCTTTTAAGAGTTGCATTAGGTATATTATTTTTCTTAGTTAAAAGAATTGGTGCATTTGTTGCTCCTGCAAGTCCACTCGCACTTAGCCCATCAGCCATTGTACTATCTGCATTTATAAGTATTGCAGTAGT